ATGAGCAAACAATCTTATCAATTCTGTTGATTGTACCATCGTCATTATATTCAACGGTTACTTGACTCTTGCTATCAGGTCCCATCCAAATTTGACCGTCATTCTTTCTCAAATGAGTTAGGGTCTCTACAATCTTATGACTATAATAGATTGCTGCTGGCATGTTGTTTTCTGTTTCGTTGACTGCATAACCAAACATCAATCCTTGATCACCTGCACCGAAATTATCAGTACCTAATGCAATGTCTGGACTTTGTCCGTGCATCAAATTGATTATGTCAGCGGTTTGCCAATGAAATCCTTCTTGTTCGTACCCAACATTTTTAATCACTTTACGAATTATGTAGTCTAAATCTAGCGGATCAATTTCGCCTTTAAACTCGCCAGCAACAATTACTTTATTAGTTGTTACTAACGTTTCACACGCACATCGTAATGCTGGATCCAAATTACTCATAACCATATCTAATACACCATCACTGATGGCGTCGGCTATTTTATCTGGGTGACCTTCGGATACTGATTCACTGGTAAACAGGTATGACATATTATTTCCTTTATTAAGAATTATAGAATATTTTGCAGGGATTTGCAATGTGTTTTGGGTTAATTAATCCAACAATCGCAGTTACATTCAATTACACGCTCAATAGCTTCGTTTACTGAATATACTGCCGGGTATAGAGTACTCCCGGTATAGTCTGAATCTACTTCAAAAGGAATATCTGTAGCTAATTGCTCCGGAGTAGAAATGATAATTCTGTCCGGTCTAACAATTGGATTTAGTGAAGAAGGGACTGTGGGTCCTACCACCGCAACCGAAACTCCATTTAAAATAGGAGTTATGTCTCCCGGTGACGTTGTTCTTGTGGTTAAAAATTCCCCAATCAAGGTTGAGTCAGAGGGGAAATACGTGCCATTGGGTCTAGGAGTAATAACACGATTGCCAAGCTTATTTGTAGGCCAACTTGCGGTAGTAAAGCCGGTTACACCTACAAGAACATTTCCGTATGTTCCCGGATCCTCTTTGACTATATCAATAATAGGACTTGTAATTGGGTTATTGATAGCCGCTGGAATAGTTCCATTAGTAGTAAGTGTTTTCTCATCCATGAGAGACATAGTATCTGCAATATGATTATCTAACGGAATTCCAGCAGAAATCAATCTAATTTGATTTCGTTCTTGTCTCATTTGAACTACCGCGCTTTGTCCGCCCAAAGTGTCTAAATTACAAATTGCTTCTAGTGTTTGTGCAGACATATGCGGTTTAGTATCTTGTGCGATAGTAGGAATAGAGTCAACAAACGAATTGATAGTCGATGGATATGGATAGGCAAATAAATCTTTAGGTACTGCTACCGGTGGCAATGCAGTGTACCTAGCTCGTTGTTCAATAACCAATTGACCACCTAATATATTCCAATACGTGTTCAATAACTGAGTTACTTCTAAATTATTCTGAGAAATTAATGAAATTTCTGCATTAGCTAAGTCAATATAATTTTGCACTACCGTATTCATTGGACTTGGCCAGCCAGTTGTACCGGATGCAGTGTTTGTTCCGCCACCTGTTGATGTGGGCGGGGCCTCTATTGTTACGGTCGGTAGAGTAGTTGTGTCAGTTCCTGAGCTGGTTAGCTCTACTGAGGTCACTCTACCAAACAACCCGCCGCCATTTGATCCAACAAGAGAATCATCAGTTTCTATAGTAGCAGTAGCAGTTGCTCCACTGCCACCATTAATGGAAATGGTAGGGGCTGCTGCGCCACCTCTACCATATCCTCCACCAAGATCAGTAAGCGTAACACCTGTAACATTATAATATGTAGTGAATACAGTTGGAGGAGATTCAACTACATAAGAGGTATACTGCACACTAACAGTAGCCGGTTTCCATGACACTGCTAAAAATAAGTCACGATATATCGATTTTAATGTATCAGTTTCTGCCTCTAGCATTCTATTATATAGGTTTTCCCATGGATAAGGAAGACCGGACATAGAACCAAAGAAATCTGACATAGTATAAGTGCCATATGGTCCCGAACCTAATGCTTCTTTTAGTTGTAAGCTGTCGATTGCCTCTTGACTAGTCGGCTTACTTGTTCCACTGACAAGGGGAAAATCAATAGTGCTTTCTAAGGACTTGACTGCTCTAGCGAACTGTTGAATGTCTGCTCTATCAATGTTTCTGATTTGGCGCATAGCAAATGAGAACGCGCCGGCAGCAACTGCTTGTTCTAATGGTATTACGCCACGTAGATACGAACCAAATCCTTTGATTAACGCTACTGTATTATCTACTGATTGAATACTAGAAACTGCTGAGGGAACATTATTAGGTGTCTGCGCTCCTACATAAGTATCCATATCAGGACTAGTTAATGCTGGATTTAATCCTCCGAAGATATACAAAGGATAATATGTTTTACTATTAGTGGGGAGTCCTAATTCACCGTTGTACTTAGGAACAGTTAATGATTGATAGCTGTTAGGGAATAGTTTTTTTACATCAAGTAAATCTGCTAAGCTTTCTAAGCCCTCTATTTGACATTGTAGAGGTGCTATTATATCGCTAAGGTTTTCACCAACCATAATTAAGAAGGCGCTGTAAATTTGTCGTTCTTGTGTTTTTGTGGGGGACTGTAGTTTTCCAGATACTAGTTGCTGCAATTCAGTATTTTCTAACCCTGCTGACAACAATGCTAATACTAAATCTGGTATTACTGCGTTGTTTTCTCCTAATATTTTTAATAGAGACGAGGGTAATCCAAAAGAAGAAATATCACTTAGATTAAGAATTTTTCCTAAATTTTCTAAATCCTGACCAAATTCTTTATTTGCTAAATTTACACCAAATACATCAGCACTGATCAAATCGTCCATGTTACTGAATGTGCCGTCCAAAAACGTTTTTGCATTTTGGTTAGACATAACAGTTTGGCTAACACTTTCTACAAACGACAATGCAGACAGAAAGGATGCCAAAAACTCCGGATATTCCGGATTAGCTGCTGATACTTCTCCTCCATTCCAATTGAATTCATTCCATGCTTGTAATGCATGTAGTCTAATATATCCCCATTGAGTGACGGCTGCATTCGGGTTGGAACTATCATATGGCAACCAGGTTGCTTCCTGACCCTGATTAGTAGCACTCGTAATGCTATATCCAGAAGTTGCAGGTCCGGGCAATGCACCGGAGACACCCTGCTGAATTCCGTACTTCTCTGAAATAGATGGGGTCACTGAATCTGCAGGTCGTGCCCATATACCAGCTGGATCAATCGCAACATATGAGGCTGGTTTTGAGTTACCTAACGCAGGAATTGATGCTGACCCTATTGCAATAAGATTATTATAAACACCAGATGTCACTAGAGTTCTTAGATATGCATCATTGATTGCCCAAGTGAGCATTCTTAAACATGTTCCGCTAACTAATGTGCCAAAAGTGTAATCGGTATTTGTTTTACTAGCACCCATATAAGATGCTGCTATAGGATTGATTGTTAAACCCTGATTTTGTAGATAAGAACCAACTACGTTAATTCCAAGCGGACTTTGTGTTCCAGTATCAGCCATATTATTTTTAACTCACAAATACAGTAGGGCTACCCTGTATTATCGGGTGACCGCATGTGGTGCTTGACCCAACTCTTAATACCGGAACACCTTCAGCAAATACAGTTGGGCTTCCAGTAAGGGTTACCGATGCTTTATGTGGACCACCGGCAGGGTGAGGAGTTATTTTACTTACGTGCAGTCCAACCGGACGATTATTAGCGAAGACAGTCTTTGATCCTCTAATAATCTTACCGCCGCCTGAGTTAATATCGCCTATTCTACTTAGTGGTTTTCCCATATATCATCCTAAAATTAACTTCTTGTCCGGGACCACTAAACCAGTAGTAGCCTCAATATACTTTACCTTAACACTGTCATCTGTCAATGCAAAGATAGTTACGTTATTAATATTTAGTCTTGCAGGATCCTTTGGATCTGCGGTAAACATGCTCTGTATCAATCCCAATCCTTGGGGACCGGGGGCAACTGATACTGGATCCTTTAAGGATAGATAATTATCTTGAATATCAGTAACTTTTCCTACAACTTCTTCACCGCTCGTGAGCTTGAATGTATAGGTTTCTCCAACTTTAATTGTCATATTTTTTTTCTTTCTTATGCTGCTTCTGCTAAAAACTTAGCACGAAGTTCTGTAAATCCACCGACGAGTTCTCCGTCGAGGAAAATCTGAGGTACGGTACGTGCATTAGGAACTGCTTCAAGCAAGTCTTCCTTAGTGTATCCTTCACCAATCTTTCTTTCTTCAAATTCAATACCCTTCTGTTCTAGAAGTGTCTTAGCCTGCACACAATAGGGGCAGTGATCTTTTGACCATACAATTGCTTTCATATTTTTATCCTCTTAGTTTTATATAGTAATTATCTTTGTTAGGGGTATCAATTATTTTACTGTTCGGTATATTCCAGTTCCAAACTCTATTTTTTATATAGTAGCTAATGTTTTCGTATGCTATTTTATTGTACTCGGGAGTTAAATGCCCTGATATAAATTCAGAGTTTTCGTCCCATTTAATGCCCATGCTAGTATCCGTAAATTGAAATTCATCCATTTGTGCATAATAGAGAGAACATAAATTAACATTGTTGGGTAATTGTAATTTTTCTTTATACTCGTCTCGGTATGAGCATTCATAGCACGGTATTACGATAACATGCGGACCAACTGAAGAAATTTTGTCTACCATCAATTCGCTGTTATCATACTGATAATCTTCATCCGAAAGTTCAAACCAATGTTCTAATTTTTTTAATAATTCTCGGTCGTCGGTGGAT